CAGGCCGTGCAGGCCGCTCATGCGGCGCTGGAATACGCCGATTGGCTCGGTGAGCATCCGCCATTCGTCTTGCTTGTCGCGCGTGACGAGGAGCACTTGGACCAACTCGCAGTCGAGGTCGAGCTGCAGGCCGACCCGCTAGCTGTGGTTCGGTTTCGGGAGCCGGACCTGGAATATGCGCTGACCGCGTTCGCCGCGATGGGCAAGGGTGTCGACCGCGTGCTGCGCGGGTTGCCACTGATGGGCAGCCAGTGAGCAAGCCCATGCGCATCCACGTCGAGTTCAACATCCTCATGCAGCGCGAGGATGCCGACAAGGAACAGCGCCGCGAGTTCAAGCGCGTGAAGCGCCGTGTGCGGGAGCTCATGAAGAGCGGTGAGATTGCGTTGCTCATCTTCAACGCAATCGCCGAGGATGTGCAGCGCAGCGAGCGGCCGATCGGGTTCCGGAAGTAAAAAACCGGCCCCGCACCATTGCGGAGCCGGCCCTGAACGCAACTCAAGAATAGCACCGTGCCGAGCTCAAGCAGCATGGCGCGCACGGCCCCATAGCTCAGTGGCAGAGCGGCGGACTCTAACCCCGCGCGTCGCCGGTTCGATCCCGGCTGGGGCCTCTGGACTAGGCAATCTGCAGCATCCGGGTGACGTGGTGTGAATCGTTGTGAGCGCGTTTTCAATTGCCGGCAATTAGCCACGCCAAAAAGCGCGCACCGTGTGAATCAAAGTGACTTGTTGGGGTGCCGCGCCGGTGTACATTGTCACCATCAGCGTCGTGTCCCTACCGACCGACGCGCTGCCATGTGGGACGCGGAGGAGCACTCAACGAGAAGGCTTCGCGAGCGCTCCGAGCGGCACTACGCCGACGACTAGAGACTCTCCCCGAGTCCAGACCGGCGACGGCTCCGCAATCGGAGGGCGACGCGCTTGAGGCCATTGCCAGGGACGCCGCAGCAATCGCGGCTGACCATGTTGCACGTGCCCGAGTCGCCGCAGACCCGGAGCAGGCCAAGCGGCATCTCGATTGCGCGTTGGCTGCGATGAAGCTTGCGACGAAGGAAGCGCCGGCCGATGCGGCATCCGTGACGATCGAAGTGCACGAGGCAGACGTTGGCGACGGCGCTCAAGTTCGAGCTGAACAAGCCGCAAACGCTGGCGCGCAGGGCGTTCACTAGCGGGTCTGGACCGCTCAACATCGTCTGTCTCCCGTGGGGACGAGGCTGCGGGAAAAGCTGGTTCGTCATCTGGATGTGCTTCATGCTCGTCGCCGAATGGGACGGGCGTGTTCGACAGACTGACGGCGCCGACCCTGTCCGCGGCATTCGCATCGCGTTCGTGATCCCGTCGCTCGCGCAGGCGAAGCGTACGGGGCTTGTGAAGCGCTTCAACGAACTGCGGGGGAAGTTCTTCGCGCTTCGTCCGTCGTGGAACGCGGTCGACATGCGCGTCGACTTCCCAGGCGGCTCAACCATCCAGTTTTTCTCGCAAGAGCAGCGCGAGAACCTTCGCGGCGCTCGTATCGACGTTGTCGTCATTGACGAGTGCGACGACATTGACTGCGAGACGTTTGACGGCGCCATAACGCCATGGCTGAGCGAGCCAGTAAGCCTCAAGGGCGTTCTGATGGGTGGTACCCCACGGCGCGGCCGGATGGGGTTGCTCTACCGTACGCACAGGCGAGCGCTCGAGGGTGAGGCTGGGCACCGCTCGTTCCACGCTACCTATCGCGACGCTCCAAAGTTCGTCGACAATGCGCTGGTTCTCGCAACGCGAGGGCTACTTGAGCGCGAAGGCAACATCGCCGTCTTCGAGCGCGAGTGGGAGTGCAACTTCGATGCGGGCGAAGGCCTCGTCTACTCGATGTTCAGCCCGGACGTGCACGTTCGGGAGCCCGATTCTCGAGTCAAGTGGAACGACATCCTCGTCGGAGTCGACCACGGCTGGAACGACCCCGGAGTATTCGAGGTCTGCGGAGTGGCTGGCACAGGACGCGACGCTGTCGTGCATGTGCTCGAGGAGACTCACCAGCGCGAGCGCACTGAGTCTTGGTGGACTGCCAAGGCTGTTGAAGTCCTCGTCCGATACCCGCAGGCAAAGTGGTTCATGGATCCGTCGCGGCCCGACCGCATCGCCGCGTTTAAGCGCGTTGGATGCCATGTCCTCGATACGGACAACAGCATCGAGCCGGGGGTCAGCGCGGTCGCCAACCGGATGGCACTGCGCGTTCTCGACGATGGGGCCGAGGGTCAAGTTGTCTCTCAGTTCTACGTGCACCCGCAGTGCAAGGAGCTCATCGCAGAGCTCGGGCTGTACCGCCGCAAGCGGGATCCGAGGAACCCTGACAAGTACCTCGACGCAATCGTGGACCGAGATAACCACTGCCTCGATGCAGTTCGGTACGCGATCATGGGCCGCTTCGGCAAGCCGCAGATGACGCGGTCGATGGGTCAAGACCCGCTCTTCTGAGGCACGATGAAGCTTGGTCTACTGAGCGCTCAGAATTGCGACTACGACGTCAAGACGTGGCGCGACTACGAGGCGCTCTACCGTGGCGGGCGCGACTTTCGACGACGCGTGCGGCAGTTCCTGGCGCAGAACCAGAACGAGCCCGAAGCCCAGTACGACCGGCGCTGCAACGACGCTCGGTATCTCTGTTATGTGGGTCCGATCGTCGACTACTTCGCGTCGCAGTTGATGGCTGCGCCGATGACGGTGCACGCGACCAACGGCGTCGACCCCGATGTCATTGAGGCCGACCCGTTCTACGCAAGTTTCAAAGAAGATGTCGACGGGCTCGGGACTGACCTGGTCGACTTTGCTCGAGAGGGATTCCGCCAAGCACTGATCAAGCAGTGGTGCTGGTGGCTGGTGTCGATGCCGTCCGATGGCGGGCGCGCCCCGAAGTCTCTTGCCGAGTGGGAGAGCCGCGGTCTTGGTCGGGCCGTTCTGCGGTTTCTAGACGCAGAGCGTGTCGTGGACTGGGAGTTGGACGAGGTCGGCGAACTATTGTGGGCCATCACGTTCGATGAATCGCACCCGCGCAGCTCGCCGGCAGCGTCACGCTCGCTGACGAAGTTGACCTTCCGCATCTACGACCGCGCGCAGGTCCACACCTTCGAGAAGGTCTTTGACCCGAAGGAGACGCAACTCAAAGAGGACGACGAGATTCCGCTTAAGTCGTCTGAGGCGCATGGGTTCGAGCGCGTCCCTCTCGTCCGTGTAATGACGCCCCACGGGCTCTGGCTTCTCAACCGGGTAGCCGACGCGCAGGTCGCGCACTTCCAGGTTTCGTCGGGCCTCAAGTGGGCCATTCGGACTACGTGCTACGCGATGCCAGTCTTCCGACTCGAGGAAGATACGCAGGCCAATCGCTCCCCGCTCGGGGCCGGCTACTACCTCAAGATCGGCACCAACGAGAACGTCGACTGGCTGTCCCCACCGGCTGAGTCGTTCGGCGTCATCGCCGACAAGGAGAAGTCCCTCAAGGACGAGATCTACCGAGTCGCTCAGCAGATGGCCGCGGGCGTCGACAACAACGCTGCAGCGGTGGGCCGATCGGCCGAAAGCAAGATTGCCGACTCAAGCGCCACCGAGGTCTGCCTTAAGGCGTATGGCGCCATCATTCGCGAGGCGATCGACAAGGTCTATGCGCTGGTCATCGAAGGCCGGCGAGAGAAGGACAAGTTGAAGATCTCGGTCTCCGGGCTGGACCGCTTCAGCCTTGCGGATGCCGCCATCACAGTTGGCAACACCGAGAAGGCCAAGGCGCTCGAGATCCCCAGCGCGACCTTCACGAAAGAGCTCTACGCGCAGGTGGCCGAGTCGCTGCTGCCCTCTCTCGACCAAGAGAAGAAGGACGCGATTCGCGCTGAGATCGCCGAGGGCGTCGACGCTGAGGCCAAGGCCGAGAAGGACGAAGCCAAGCAGGAAGCGGACAACGGTGGTTCAGGCGAAGACGGCATGATGGGCATAGGCAAAGGCAAGATGATGCAGATGCCCGATGGCGAAGACGCCAAGGACGAGTCATGAGCGGAACACTCTTCACCGATACCATCACCGACAATTCGCCGGCTACCGCGACGACGACTGTCGGGGATACGGTGCGGAGCGGACTAATCGCGGCGACGCACCTGACCATCATTGCGACCCTCACTGGCGGGACGGGCGGCACGCTCGACGTGTATCTCCAGACGTCATTCGACGACGGCGCTACGTGGGTCGACTATGCCCACTTCCCCCAACTCACTGCCGGCGCGGCGGTGACCAACAAGGTCTGGCATGTCTCGCGGCGGACTGAGGTTTCATCGCTGACTGCGGTTGGCGTCGGAACGACGGCTACACCGTCTGTAGCGCTCGCAGCGAACACCATCATGGGTGGCGCCTGGGGTGATCGGATGCGTGCTGTCTACGTGGCTGGCGCGGGCACCTCCGCAGGAGCTGCGCAGGTCATCAAGATCCATCAATGGCTGCCCATCGGCGGCTGAAGGCTTCGCCTCACCAATGAGGCGTCCCGTCCAGTGCTCGCGACGCATTGGAGTCACGGAGAACAGTCGCTGACCCGAGCCCGCAATCAAGCGGTCCGGAGCAACCATGTCCGATAATCAGACCGACCAGACCGGGTCCGGTAGCGGTAACGCTGGCGGCACTCAGACGCAGCAGACCAACGCGACGACGCAGCAGGCGCAGCAGCCCGAATACCTCACGAAGGACGAGGCGCGCAGCATCTTCGCCGGCATCGTCAAGTCGACGCTCCGCAGTGAGTTGGGCCCTGCGTTCAAGACGTTCCTCGACACCGAGATAGCCCCGCTCAAGACCGAGTTCGCGGCGTTCAAGCAGGCGCCGCCGAACACGCAGCAGCAGGGCGACGACTCGGCCAAGAAGCCGCGGGCTGAGTCCGCGAAGACCGAGGCCGACCCGAAGTTCGTCGAGCTCGAGAAGAAGCTTGCGGCGCTCGAGTCCGAGAACAAGCGCGCCAATGAGCGCGCAGCGGCCGAGCGCCGACGCAATATCGAGATGAGCGGTTATGGCGCTCTCCGGAACGCGCTGTCCGGCAAAGTCCGGCCAGAACTCATCGACGGCGTCGAGGCCATGATTCGCGGTCGCAATCAGATGGTGTTCGACGAGGACGGCAACGCGCGCCTCAAGATGCGCGTCCGAGCGTCCAAGGACCTCCCCGAGGAAGACCAGGAGCTTCCCATCGAGGAAGGCATCCAGCACTGGCTGAAGACCAAGGAGGCCGCGGCGTTTATCCCGGCCCCAACTCAACAGACTCCGCCGAAGCGACCGCCCAATGCCCAAACCAATGGGCAGACGCGCGGCGACAACGGCCAATTCTCTAGCGCCCAGAACGACCCCATCGCGGCCTTCGAGGCTGAGCACGGTGAAGGCTCGTTCAAGCGCTTTCTCAGCACTTGACCAACCGGCGCGTCCGCACGGGTAGCGCCATTCCCAAAGAAGGATAAGACGCCATGTCGGACGTCCCGCAGACTCTATCGCTCATCATCCTCGGCCAGCTGCTCCGCGGGCCCATGGTCTCGCAGATCAGCCGGCGCTCGGCCACGCTTCGCCTCTTCCCGTTCAAGGAAGCGGCCGGCCAGAACATCGCATGGTCCGTGTCCGGGACTGGCGCGCTTGTCGAGAACTTCGCTGAGGGCGCGACCGCGTCCAACTTCGGCTCCGACGAGCAGAGGCAAGCGCTTCTCGCGTTCGGCCGCGTCCGGTCGAACTTCCACATCACCGGCACCGCTCAGCGCGCGGCCAAGACGCACCAGGCTGGTCCGCAGGGGCTGCAGAGCCTGATTGGCCAGAACATGCAGGACGCCGCCGCGGCAGTAGCCAGCGAGGTCAACGTCGAGACGTTCTCCGGCACCGGCGCATCCAACCAGATGACCGGTCTCGATGAGGCGATCGGCAAGGACGACAACACGTACGCCAACATCGACCGCGCGAGCGTCACCTACTGGCGCCCGTACGTCGTGGATCCCGGCGTGCTCACGCTGCCGACGTTCGCGCTCATCCGCAAGGACTTGGGCCAGATCTACGACAACAGTGGCGAGCAGCCGGACATCGCACTGTGCTCGACTGCGGTGTTCAACACTGTCCGAGCGCTCTTCGACTCGAACGTGACGTACGTCAATGAGCTGACGACCCCGCGCGGCGTGGTGAAGCTCGGCGACGGATTCCAGGGTGTCAACATCGACGGCTGCACCTTCATCAAGGACAAGGACGCGACCGCGAATCGCATCTACTACCTCAACAGCAACTACGTCCACTACGAGTACGCCGCGCTCGACCCGGACCTTCTGGATGCGATCCAGCGACTGGCGATCAAGATGCCTGCCGACGACGGCTTCGGCATGACTCCGCTCGGCATCCGTTGCGAGAAGATCGCCAAGCTCGGCGACGCCGACCGCTTCCAGGCACTCACGGAGCTCAACCTCGTGGTGCGCAAGCCTCGAGCCTGTGGTGTTCGCAAGAACGTCCAGGTCTCGGCCTGAGCGTAGTCGCCAACCACTGAGCTGAGAGGAACCAGACAATGGCCATCGAAGCACGGCGACAGCAACTGGCGATGGTGTACGCGGTGATTACCGCGTTCAACTCGTTCAAGCGCCAGGTCACCAAGAATCTCACGACCTACCCACACGCGGACATCACGTCGCGGACCACGGGCGAGCCGGCCAATCCCGGGACGACCGCGCTGACCATCACGTCGGCGAACGCCTCCGATCTGCCCACCGTGATCACCCTTGCCAATGAGGCCAAGGACCTGTTCGCGGTGCACGCCGCGGACGCAGTGGCGCACGAGGCTGCGGACACTGCCAATGCGATCGCTGCGGCGGATGCGAGCGACCAGTCGACGTCGAACACGCTGCTCAACGAGTTGAAGGCGGACTACAACCTGCACCTCGCGCAGAGCGGGGTCCACTTCACCAACGACACGACCAACGCCATCAGCGCGGCGAACGCGAGCGACCTCGCAACGTCGATCACACTGGCCAACGCGCTCAAGACGGCTTGGAACGCACACGTTGCGTTCGCCCTGAGCGCCCCTTCCGTGAAGATCGTGGAGGCCTGAAATGATTGTCACCAATCCCGCCCAGGGCCCCGTCGACGGCGACTTCCGGACCCTCATCACCGAACTCTTGCAGGGCATGGGCCCGCGTGTCGTGCGCGGCGTCGTGACTGCCAACATCGCCGACTTGTCGGCATTCACCGTCGCCGGCAACGACGGTCTCACCTACGCGGCTGGCGAGCGAGTCTTGCTTGTCGGTCAGACCACTGCGGCCCAGTGCGGTATCTACACCGTCGGGACCGTTGGCGGAGGCACTGCGGCGCTTACGCGTTCTGCAGACATGCCTGCGGCGATGGCCATCATCAACGGCATGACCGTCGAGGTATCTGAGGGCACCATCTGGCGTGGTTCAAGCTGGAAGGCCATGTGCACCGGCGCGAAGGTCGTCGCCACGGACGACCCGCTGTTCTACCCGCGGCGCTGGGCGAAGACTGTCACGCTCTCGAGCGGGACCTACCTCGCCGGTGCGGGTGGTGGCGGCGAGCCGGTGTTCCTGTTCTCTACCACGACCAGTTCGGTCAACGCCACGCGCAACACCGCGGGCGGCACGCTTACCAGCACGACGCACTATTTCTGCCCAGTCGCGAGCCGTGTCGCTGGCAAGGCCGGAACGGCCGCAGTGTCAGTCACTGCATCGGTTGCGGCTGGTACCGTGAACACGGCGGATACCTCAACGGTGGACCTCATGGTCACCAACTGGTGAGCCTGTGAAGTTCAAGAGCACATCCGACAAGGCTATCCGCTTCGAGGTTGCCAACGTCCCCAAGGACGTAGCGCCCGGAGCCGAGTGCCACATCCCCGACGCGTTCGCGTGGGTCGTCAAGTCCCGCGGGCTCCCGCTGGTGGCCGTTCCAGGCACCGAGGACGCGCCGCAATCGGCGACGGCCGACTTGGTGCCCGCGCTCAACAAGATGCGCGAGCTTTTGAAGGACGCAAACGACACCATCGAGGAACAAGGGGCGCTCATCCAGTCGCTTCGTGACGAGGCCCGCGATCTGCGCGAGCAGGTCGCGACGCTTGGTCGCGCTGGAGAACAGGCCAGCTTCGACCTCGCCGCGGCGAGCAATCGAGTTCGCGAGCTCGAGCGCGATGTGGAGCGGCTCACTGCGCCGCCTGCGCCGGTTCAGACGATGCTGGAGCCAGCCAAAGCCGACAAGCCCAAGGCTGATGCGCCGAAGTCCGACAGCAAGGGCAAGTAATCGGAGGATTACATGGCATTCACCGAGGCGCAACGCAGTCAAATCCGGTTGGCGTTGGGATACCCCGACCTCTTCCTGGATGTGAACTGCCGCCTCGAGAGTGCAATGGATGTCGTCGGTGAACGGGCGGCCGCGAAGGCTCAAGTCGACGCGATCCTAACGTCGCTGACCGCGGTGTCCACGTCGCTGAGTTCGTCGCTGTCGAGCGCCGGCCTCAAGCGCGCGGAGGACATCGAGTGGTATCCCGACGGGTCCGGATCCGCGGCCATTGGCCAGAAGCGCGCTGAGGGCCGACGGTTCTGCGCCCAACTCAGCATCATCTTCGGTGTCCCCATCATGGGGGACATGTTCGGCAGTGCCGGCTACACGGGTGACGCCTGGATGGCCACCACCTTCCAGTACGGCGGACCTATCCCACTGGGCTGACATGTCTCTCCGCGATGACCTACTGCCGACGTTCGAGAGCGCTCGGCAACTCATCGAGGACTTGGGGCTGCGACCTAGTCGCGTTTGGGTCCGACGCGGCACTTGGTCTGCAGGCGAAATCAAGCTCGGCGACCTCACCAACGCTGACACTGAGATCACGCCGCGGCCCAAGGTAGAGTGGGTCGGGCGGCTGCTCAAGGTCCACAAGATCACCCCCGACTTCACGATCGGCGGCTGGGCTCCGAGTGACCTGAGTCCAGAGATGATCGCGAACGTCGACTTCTACTTCGTCGTGCAGTTCGCAAACGGGCCACTGCAAGCCTTCCGACTGGACACGATCGATACGACTCGCGCGTTCGGCTACACGCTGATGCTGGAGCCGCTCGACGTCGAAGTCCCAGACACGTACACCTGATGCCGTCGACGTGGAAGGTTGGGAGCGAGACCATACCGCTCCAAACGGTGTCGGCCAATGCGCCGCATCGCGACCCGACGTTGGTCGGCCTGCTCGACTATCTCGGCTTCTGGATCAAGACGTCGCTCGATACGCGGCTGTCGGAACTCCAGGGCCCGAACGACTCGAGCATCATCAGCGATGCGTGCCCGACGGGTCACCGCTTCCCGTGGAATCACAACGGCACGTTCGCGCGACCGCAGAAGGTCGACGCCGCCGGCACGATGAGCGTCCCACTGCCGGGCCTGTGGGCCTGGGTGACGTCAGAGACCGCAACCGACGAGGGCGCCACGCTGCTTTGCGAGGCGGTGCTCAGCCGCGTTGTGCGCGTCGACTACATCTTCCCTGAGCTCCAGTTGCCCGATGGCATCAACGCTCGCTCGGGTCTCATCAACTCGATCGGGCGCACCATCGCGCTGGCTCTCGACCAGGGCCGACACGCCTCGTACGGCTACGGCTCAGACGCCGACGGGACGCCCATCTGCCAGTCGCTGAGACTGCTCGGCGCGCGCTTCGTCAGCGGTGAGCCAAAGGGCATCATCACGCGGCCGACGTCGAGCACCGCAGGCGCGCAGGGCCACGCTCGGAGCGATGGCGCTGTGCAGAGGTTCTTCCCGGTCTACGAGGCGACCATTCACGTGCTCGAGCGGGTCGACCCGCGTGCCGTGGTGTTGCCTGATGACCGATTGATCGAAGGCACATTGACGATCGCGCAGGGCGACGACGCCACGGACACGCTCGACGTGCTCGACCGGATTTTGTCTCCGGCCCCTGACCCGTAATCCCGAGGACTCCAATCATGCGCACGCTGCGAATCATCGCGCGCCACAACGGCTCGCCGGTGCCTCATCTCGACTTCTACGCGGCGTCTCCGCCCATGCGGCGCTGGTTGCCATTGGGCGAGGTCGTGGAAGTCCGGTTCATGCCGGAGTGGGTGACCGAGATCCGCGCGGGCGTGGTCATCGCAGCGGACGCGGCGAGCGCCAAGCTTGCTGGGGTCCAGTTCGACAAGGCCGCGGTCGACGAGGCAATGGCGCCCGAAGCGCCGGCCGAGCCGACCAAGTGACGATTAGCCGGCCTATGCCGGAGTGGAGGCTTTCATGGCACTCGTACTGACGGGCATCGACGTCAACGACCCGACGCCGGGGCTCAAGCGCGAAATCGCGACCAACCGAGGCGCGAGCGGTGGAGCCACCCAATCCCGCAAGGCGTTCCTGTGGGGCAACAAGATCTCGAGCGTCGGCTCGGGCTCCGTCGACGGCCTTGGCTGGCCCGTCAATGAGCCTGTTCGCATCGACGGTGGCGAGGCTGAGGTCATCAATCGCTACGGCTATCGCAGCGAGTTGCTGAACCAGTTCCGCGTGTTCCGCAAGCACAATCCCAGCTCGACCGTGTGGATGGCCTTCGTCGCGCCCGGCACCGGAAGCGCGTCGGTCCAATTCACCTTCGCGACCACGGCCACGGCCGCGGGCAAGGTGACTGTCGACACGATGGGCGAGAAGGTCGAGGTTGCGATTGCCAACGGCGACACCGCCGCGACCATCGCGACCAACGTCATCGCGGCCATCAACCGACAGCTCTACTGGCTTGTCAGCGCGTCGTCGGGTGGCGCCGGTATCGTGACGGTCACGGCGACCATCGCGGGCAGCCGCTTCGACCACTACTGCACGTACATCCGCATGTACTTCGACAAGTCGCTCGGCACGACTGTCACGAAGGGCAGCGTCACGGGCGGGTCGACTGACGACGACGACACGGGACTGATCGCCGCACTGGGCGCGTGGGACTTCTACTACCACGTCAACCCGAAGAGCACGACCAGTTCCACGTCGAGCACGGACAACGGCATTGGCGAACACCTCGCGTACATCACGGACGCAGTGGGCCCCGCCAACGGCAAGCAGGGCGTCCTCATCACGGGTCAGGTCGGGACCGCGACGCAGGCAACCACTGTCGCGACGTCGATGAACAGCGAATTCGCGTTCCACGTCTGCGCGAAGAACAACGACTACTCGCCAGGCATGCTCGCTGCCGCGTTCGCTGGCGTCCTGTCCTACGCGGAACTCACCAACCGCGCGCCGAACCTCGTCGACTACGGCAAGCGCAGCTCGAACGACAAACTCTTCGTGCCCGACCCGTACACGAAGAGCGACCGCTGGACGAGCACCGAAATCAAGACGCTGCTCAACAACGGCTGCACGCCCATCAACTTCACGTCTGAGGGTGTGCCGTACATCGTTTGGTACGTCACCACGCGGTCGCTCAGCAACAGCGTGAACGACTACCGGTCGCGCCCGGGCCACATCCCGAGCGTGTGCTTCGACTTCTGGGAGTCCTTCCAGTCGTCCTGGCTATCGACCGTCCAACCGAACGTCGCCAACGACCCGCTGCGAGGCGAGAAGCCGCTGCCGCTCTTTACGTACCCGAAGGACGCCAAGGCGCTCCTCGCGGACACCATCGACCAGAAGATCGACACGTCTCCCGCGACGCTCGACCCGAGCCAGCGCGTTCCGATGAAGGACTCGATCGTCGCCGAGCGGCTCACGAGCGGCATTGCGGCACGAGTCGGTATCGGGGCGGTTCGGCACATGCTCAAGGCCCAGTTCCTCATCGAGGAAGTGTCGCCTTCGATCTGACAGACGCGTAAGCGCTGACCCACAACAGGAGCTCGAATCATGGCCAGCAAGCTTGGCTATTACGGCCAGTTCTTTCCGTACCTCAACGGAGAGCTTCAGTCGCAGTCGTCGTCTGTCGACTTCGGCAACGAGAACAAGGACCAGGACGTTGAGACGCTGGTGCTCAACTTCTCGGGCATCACGCCCGGGTCCGACAAGATGATGATCACGGTCAAGCTGCATGAGCCGACCGTGGGCTCCTCGGTGCAGAAGCTCCAGGAGCTCGAGCTGTCGAAGGAGATCGTCAAGTTCGGTCTCAAGCAGACGGGCGAGGGCAAGCAGCTCTCGAGCGAGGGCTTCATTCGGAACGTGCAGGGCAACTCGGCGGTCGGCGCGAACAGCGAGATCACCTTCCAGTTCGTCGGCACGCCCTCCTCGTTCAAGTGAGTCTAGACGGTGCCCATCGAGGAGCCGCAGAACGCGGCCTATCAGGCGATCAAGGCGCGCAAGCGCAAGCTTCACCTGTTCGACTTCGCGTTTGAGTCCGCGACCGGAACTGTCGGCATCATCGTCCCCTTCAAGGAAGAGGAGATGCGCGCCCGACTCCAAGCGCGGCGCGACCTTCAGTCCGAGGTCGGCAAGGACATCGAGGTCCACGACGATGACTCAGCGTGGGTTGACCAGGCCACGCTGAACCTGATCTCGCATTGCTGTCGCGACCCGAAGGACGTGAACGTCACGGACATCCCGTTCTTCGGGCCTCCGTCGGCGATGGCGAAGAAGCTGAAGGACCATGAACTGGTCAAGCTCCTGGACTTCCTGCACGAAGCGCGGCGACGAGAGGCGCGCGGCACGGAAGACGAGTGGAGCGACGTCGACGTCGACGAGTTGCGCGGCGCACTGTCGCTGGCCGACCGTGAGAACGTCGTAGACATATTGGGCGGCATGTCCCGCGATGCTCTGATGGAGCTCGCCTGGAAGTTGTCCGCACAAGCGCCAGAACCCGCGGAGGGATGACGTGGTCATAGTCACCATGAACGCGTCCGACGCCATCCGCGAGACGGCCGCGCTTGAGAAGCAACTCGACAAGTTCGAGGCTTCCGCGGAGCGTCGCCTTCGACGCGCGGTCGACCAAGAGCGAGGCTCGCACAAGTTCGTCAATCGCAGCGGCAACGCTGAGTCGTCGATGCAGGTCGACGCGATCCGATCGGGCGACAGCGTGAAGATCGTCGCCGAGATGGGCGCGGACTACGCGAGCTACCTCGAGCGCGGCAACTGGACGCGTTTCGACGAGCGAGTTGAGCGCGCGCTGAGCGAGATCGAAGAGGACGCCGCCAAGCTTGGCGACGTGTGACCTGAGCCATGCCCGCGATTCGGTACGAGTTCACCTCTGTCGGCGCCGACGCCGTCAAGCGTGACTTCGCCGGCATCGCGAATGAGGCAAAGGCATTCCAGCGCGTCCAGCGCGAGTCCCAGTCAGCAAGTCGCCGAGTCGGTTCGCGCACGCCCGAGGCTGTAGCGGCCAAGCAGGCCGAGCGGTCCGCCGCACAGGCAGCCAAGGCCACCGAGCGCGCGGAGCAGCAGAAGACGCGTGCGGTGGAGCGTGGCGCCAAAGAGCGCGAGCGCATCGTCGAGCGTGAGGCGAAGGCCAAAGTCAAGGCCGAGGAGCGCGCCTACAAGAAGATTGAGCGCGACATCGAGCGCAACTTCGCCTCCGATGTTCGAGCTCAGAGGAAGGCCGCGGACCACGCCAAGCGCGAGGCCGACAAGCGCAAGAAGAACAAGCTCCGCTCGGCTATTCGAGACGAGACGGCAGTCGGCGCCTTCATGGGGTCGATGGCCTCCGCTGGCGTATCGGCCGCGGTAGGCGTCGTCAATGACGTCGCTGGAGCATCTATCCGACGTCGGATGGAGAACCAAGACCTAGCGATCGCGCTCAGCAAGAGCGGGCGCCTCGCGGGTCAGAAGGGTGTCGACCCGAACGACCTCCTGCGCAACGCGGAGGCCACGGCCAAGGGCGTCACCGGCACCAAGGCAGGCGACATCCTAGAAGCGCAGCAGCGCTTCGTGTCGATGACGGGTGACTTGGGCCAGGCCCGAGGCCTAGGGCGCACCTTCGCGATTGCAGCGCGCGCCACGGGCTCCAAGGAGACCGACATCGCATCGACCGCTGCGACCCTGCGAGACAAGTTCGGGGTCACCTCTGAATCGGGCATGCGAGACGCCCTCGCGAAGCTCATCTTCCAAGGCAAGAGCGGCGCGTTCGAGATGTCGGACGCCGCGCAGTACATGACCGAGATGGGCGCCGCGGGCAGCCGCTTCGGGCTCGACAAGGGCGCTGGAGGTGTCGCAACGCTCGGCGGCCTCGCTCAGATTGCGCGCGCATCGACAGGAAGCGGCGCGGAGGCGAGCACGTCGGTCCAAGCGATGCTGCGCCAACTCGTCGCGCAGAGCACCCTGATCAAGCAGACCACGGGCGCGAACGTCTTCACGGACTCGAAGAAGACCAAGACGCGCGACGTGCAAGACGTCCTCGTCGACGTCATCAAGGGCAGTAAGGGCAACCTCCAGACGCTGCAGAAAATCTTCGGTGAGGAGGGCATCAAGGGCCTCTCGAAGATGGTCACGACATTCAACGAGGCCCAGAACAAGCTGGGCCCGAAGTCGACCGAGAAGGACCGACTAGCCGCAGGCGAGAAGGCGCTGCGCGGCATGTTCGACGACGCGATTAACGCGGGCGGCAACTGGTCCGAGGTGGTCAAGGACGCGGCGACGCAGGCGACGTCAGCGAGCGACCAACTCACCAGTGCGTGGGAGACTCTGGCGTCGGACCTCGGCGAGATGCTGGCGCCATCGATCGAAGGTGTCGTGAAGAACATGGATGCGTTTGAGGCGGCCGCGTCGCCAGCGATCGGCGTATTCGCTGACCTGGTCGATGTGGTCGGCATGTTCGCCAGTTCGCTCCAATCGCTCGGGCTCATCGACGAGAAGCAGAAGCCAGGCTTGATTCCCCCGAGCGCATCCGAGGCGCAATCGGAACAGGCGCGCAATACGCTAAAACTCTCGGCCTTGTCAGACACCGAGAAGAAGTACGGCCTCACGAGCGAGCAGCGCTACGAGAAGCGCAAGCTCGAGGATCGCAACGTTCTGCTCTCGCAGGTCATGGGCGACTACGCCACGAGCCCAGAGTCTGTCGCGGCCGAGAAGGGCAAGGGCCAGAACGCCAAGAACCTCCGCAATCTCATCGAGGGCAAGGTCGGCTGGGACGCTGGAACCCAGAACGTCAACCTCAGCGAACAATCCGGCGAGGGTGCCAGCGGTTACATGAACACCGGCCCTTCGTTCTGGTCGACCACGAAGAAGCTGCAGAAGTGGCAGTTGGCTGGCGCGCCAGTGACCGCGGGTATCGACATAGCCCGAGGTGGGCTTCGCGCCGCGAGCGGTGGCGAGTTCATTCAGCGGACTCCGCAGACTGAGTTGAAGGACCCGTCTGCGCTTATAGCCGCCGCGATGAAGGGCTACATGGAGCAGATGGCGGCAGAGCAAACGAAGGCCGCTGCGGACCTGTCAGCGTCGGCCAAGGAACTCTCGGCGGCCGCCAAGTCTGGTCGGGCTGTACCAGGGGCACCGGAATGAACCTCATCGACATCGTCAAAGAGCACAACGCGAAGCGCCCCTTCATCCGAGCTCGCGTCAGCGACGTCCTGTACGGATGTGATAGCCAGGCTGAATTCATCGTCCGCGTACTCGTCACCGGCGAGATTGCGGAGGCCGTCGCTGCCGCGGTGGATGAGCGCAAGCGAGTCATTGGCTCGGTGCCTGAGCAACAGCGGCACGCCCTGGTCGAGGACCCCACGATTCTCGAGGACGCGAAGACCGTCGAGATGCTGTGGCGCGCGTGCCGCGACATCGACGACCCGAGTAAGCCCGCGTTCCCTTCGGCGAAGTGGCTACGTGACCACCTGACCGCGGAGGAGATGAGTGCGCTTCAGTCGCTCTACCAGCGGGCCGAGCGTGTTGCGTCTCGGGTCAAGGAGCCGCTCACGATTCCCGAGCGCGTTGCGCTGGCCATCGTGGTCGCGGCCAATGCTGATGAGCAGCACATGGACAACCTCATGATGACGATGCCTAAGCCGGCGCTCGTCGACTTCACGATCTGGCTCGCGAAAGACTGGGCCAAGAGGGGTGGAGCTGAGGCCGCAATGGCGACCGACCAGACACACTGAGACATGAAACTCATCGCTCCACCGGATGTCGATCCGGTGGATCTGTTCCTCAAGTTGATTGAGTGGCCCGCGCCGGCCATCGCGTTGGACTTTCGGCTAAGCCTGGCGCCCGAGCAACGGCTCTTCACACAGGCGATTCACGGCGTGGTCTGGCAGCGTATATGGCGCATGCCGCCAATTGACCGACGCGCTGCGCTCATCGCGACTTCGGTTGTCGACGCGGATGGCCGGAAGTTGCTTCCTTCGCCAGTCGAGGCGAACCTGTTGCCCGAGGCGGACCACATCGGGCTCGCTGAGGCCACGACGCAAGCCCTGCGGCAGTGCTCCCCATGGTTCGGCTACATCGATGAGATGGCCTGGCGCGCGATGCTGGCCGAGGGAGGCCGCTCGCTCTGGCCGATCGTCGAGTCGCTGGCTGACTGCGGCACGGTAGCAATCGGTTACGGTGCGGCGTTCTTCAACGAAGAGCCTGAGCGCTACTGGGGCTGCGCCCGCAAGGACCTCCTGGACGGTCACCTGCTCGTCTACAGCGTCGCGCGGCACTTGGTGGAGGACTGAATGGCGACCAACGAACCCATCCAGAACCTGCCGCCGCTGACGTGGGGAGCGCTCGACCCGGTCCCGTGTTCGGTCGTGTCGACGGACATGCCGAATCGACTCGTGTCGCGCGAGTACTACTCGATCGACGGCGAGGGACACGACCCGACGGGACGGCGGTCGCGACGCGTGAAGGCGCGGCTCTTCTTCATCGAGACGATCAAGAAGGGCCTCTACACGACGGTGTGGCCGCAGTGGCGCGATGCGCTGCTCACCACGGACCGCAAGAACCTCAAGCATCCAGAGTTCGGCAAGTTCCCCGCGCGCGTCGACGGGAGCGGCTACGAGATTAGCTCCAAGTCCACTCGCGGCGTCGTCGTCGAGGTCTCGTGGGTCGAGTCGATTGACCCGAGCGACACGCAAGACCAGCAACAGACGACGTCCAACGCAGACCTCGAGTCGAACGCATCGGAGGCCGACGAGGGCATGAGCGACATGGGCCTCGACTACCCCAGCGGGTTCGACACCGCAGCCTGATATGGCCTCAACCTTCCTCGAGCTCGTGAAGTCGATTCAGTCGACACCATACGAGTACCCGAACGAGGCTGTCGCCAAGTGGGAGAAGCTCCGCGGCCTTGTCGACGAAACGTACGCGGACCTGCAGCGACGGTGCGCACTCCTCGAGACGGCGACGCCGGCTGAGCGCGATGCGTTCGCGGGCCATCCATCGCGGTGGCGACTTGAGGCCGCGCTCAACGCGCTTCGAGTGCAGATCGACCAGCGGATCGAGGACATCACCAAGCAGGGCCGAGCGGTCCAGCAGATGGTCGCACAGTCCGATACGACGCTTGCGGCGCTGAGCTACCAACTGGACGTCAACATCGACGATCTCATCGGCCTGAACCCGAAACTGCTCTTCGCTCAACTCGTGCCGAGGGGGTCGACGGTCTACTACTACCCGTCGACGACGGAGTGACATGGCCCGCAAGCCCGAGCTCTTCGACGCCTGCTGGGTCAGCATCAAGGGACGCCTGCTCGAGTACCAGACTCAGGTCGAGGTGCGCGCGGTCGACCAAGACGAGCAGGTCGATCTGCTCTCGGGCAATGGCGAGTTTCCGCCCACTGCGAACCTGCCCGGCGCGCGGCGCCTCATGGTGTCATGGTCGATGGTCGTGTCGACTGGGTCCAGCGATGACCTTGAGTTGTGGGACCTCTACGAGAGTTCAGAGCGGTTCGACCTGTCACTCCAACTGGTCGGCAACAAGCGCAAGCTCACGACCAAGGGAGTGATGCGGGAGCCGAGCATCGAGAGTTCGGTGAACAGCACGCTCAAGTACTCGGTCAGCGCGATGTGCGACTTCGCCGTGTGGAAGGGTTGAGCGATGCCGCGCCCCGCTGAGCTCGTCATGCGCCTCACCGACGGCAGCGAGTTTCGCCGCTTCACGCAGGTCACGCTCTCCGAGAGTTTCGCCGACCCGATCGACAGGATGACGTGTACGCTTCGCCCCGGTCGCGAGGAGTGGGCGAACTACTCGGATAAGACGCGCAAGGGCGAACTCATCGGCATGTCGGTCAACGACCGCCCGCAGGCCGCGATGATGATCCAGTCGCGCGAACGAGTCTACGGCCCGAACACCGGACTCGTCATCTCGCTCAACGCTGTCAGCACGCTGCAGCTTCTGATGGAGGGCTTCGTCGAGCCGAAGGACTCGAAGCGACTCGACAGCGAGGAGCCCATCATCGACCTGGTCGCCGACATTGCAGAGAAGTTTGGCTTTGACGAGGTTCAAGCCGACGAGGATGTAGCGGCCATCGAGGCGAAGACCGGAAAGAAGTCGAAGGGCAAAGGCAAGAAGGGGTCGAAGAAGAAGTACAAGGCGGCCCAGACTCAGGGCAGTGAGGCCGCGTATGCCTTCTTGAATCGCACGCTATCCCGCAATGGTGTCATGTTGCGGCAGCACCCCGAGGGCCCGCTCATCCTTACCGCTCCGCACTACGACCAGCGCGCGCTCTACTGCCTTCGCGAGCCAGGTTCAGGCGGCCCCGATGGTGACTGGTGCGAAGGCGACATCAGGGAGACGGACAGCAACGAGGGCCAATTCTCCTTCGTCGATGTTACCGGGTCCTCACCCGAGGACGACGGCGAGACGAAGACCGCAGCGCCGACGTCGCGCGTCGAAAGCAGTGCCATCAACAGCGCGCGCCCGCCGTTTCGCTCAACCGACTTCGTCAACTACAAGCCGCGCTTCTATCGCGACGAGAACGCGAAGGGCGGCGACAACGCGAAGCACGTGGCAACGCTCATCCTGGGTCGGGCGGCTGAGCGCGCATACGCTCTCAGAGTTCGCCGGCCCGCGCTGGTGTCCAAGGACGGTATCCCGTGGACGGTGGACACCATCTGTCGCGCGTACTTCCCAACGCTGGGAGTCGACGAGGACATGTGGATCTTCGAGCGAACGATGTCGCAGTCGATCGACAGTGGGCAGATGACTGAGATCACGCTGTTGCCCAAGGGCTACTTCGCGATCGGCGATGAGTCGAACTCAGGATGATAGCTCCCAACTACGCCAGCTTTCGCAACCTCTTCGCGAAACCCGCGGCGACGTCTGCCATCGATGGCTTTCTAACGTGGCCTGCGGCCGATGCGACTCAGGTCGTGTCGACGGCCATCACGACCTACGCGACAGCATTCCCGATCAGCATCGACCTCGCCGGCGCGGATGACTCGGTCGCGTGGACCGATGAGTGGCACTGGTATCTGGGGCAGACCACCGAGGGCACAGGCAGCGAACGCTTCGAGCTCCAGCGCTACGACACTAGCTCGACGGCCTCACGGTCGGGGCGCGTGTACCTCGCCACCACGGCGTCAGGCGCGGCCGAGTTGTCCGTGCACAGCGCGTCTGTGCTGGACCGCATGGTGCGCGACATGTGGATCTACGCGAAGAACATCGCGACAGAGGCCTTCTACGTGCTCGACGTGCACCGCGCGATGTTCGCCAACAAGAGCCTGACGCTGCCCTGATGCCGACCTTCCGCAAGTACGACGTCCTGTCGACCGAGTTGGGAGACAGCGGCGAGATCCGCGTGAAGCTCGGCGATGCTGCATCGGACGGGGGCGCTTACGACAACGCGGCATGGTGGGGCGCCGCGGGCTACTACCAGCGGCCGAAGGATGCCGACGACGACGGTTCGTGTCAGGCGCTTTGCTCGATTGAGGGCAGCAACGTCCGCTGCGTGGCGACTCGAGACAACCGATTGGTCGAGAAGTACGGGCAACTGAAGCCGGGTGACTCGGGCCTGTTCGGCTACGGCGACGCCGCGGTCGTCGTCAAGGACGCTAGCGATTCGGTCACGCTCATCACGAAGAACCACGCTGACAACGACCAGACGATGGTCGTGCAGCTCAACGGCGACAAGGGCGAGCTCTCAATCGTCATCGGCGGCAACTCGGGCACCTCGATGATCAAGGTGAAGCCCGGGATGATTGTGCTCGGCGTCGACAACGGCGGAAGCATCACGATCGACTCGCAGGGCGTCCACATCACCGGCAACACGTTCGACTGCGCGACCGGTGGCGGCAACTTCGGCGTCGTTGGTGGCATCGCGCCTCCAGCCGGCGCGTTTTCGGTCCTCGTTGGTCCCACGGGCAACGCGGCGAGTCCCGCGAGCAAGTGGACGATGGCGAAGTGACCCATGTGCGACTTCACGATGCCCAGCCTTCCAATGCCGGGCTCGGGCGGTCTGCCTGCGAACCCGCTCCAGGCGACGATAGCGAGCTTCCAGGCGCTCGCGTCGATGCCTGACCTTGACGGCATGCCGCACGCGCCGCCGATGCCTCCAGTGCCCGCGCAGGTGGGCTCAGGAGGCATCCCGGCGAACCCGCTGCAGGCGACCATCGCAAGCTTCCAGGCGCTGGCCAGCATGCCCGACTTCGACGGGCTACCGCATACCCCGCCGATGCCTCCCATCCCTGCACAGCCGGGCTCAGGCGGCTTGCCCGCCAATCCGCTGCAGATGTTCCAGGCGCTGCTCGATTCGCTGACGCCGCCCGACTGCCCCACGGAGTAACCCCATGGCGATGACCGTTGGTGCCGTTTCCGTCGCCTTCGACGGCAGCGTGACCAAGAGCGGTTACGCGGGCGAGTACTTCGACGACTTGGTCGCGCAGTACGAAGCGGCCATCGTCGCGCTCGGGCAGCCAATCCCGACGGACCCCGCGATTGTGGTCCCGACGTACCAGTCGATCGCAATCGCGGCGAACCAAGCGGCCACGGCGCTCCAGTACGTGATCGACCACGGAACGGCGAAGATCGCGACGACGGCGACCGGGCTGCAGCAGACGCCCAATCCGAACAACCCCGCGACGGACACGACCGGTCCCACGGCCGACAAGTTCCTACCCATCCTATGACCGCCTACGGCGCCGGCTACGCACCTTTTGGCACTGGCCCCGCAGCCTTGCCTTGGACGGACACCTACGTCGCTGAGCGCACGCAGGTGACGGCGTCCCGCAAGGTCGATGCGAATGGGCGCTTCGTGCAGCTCGAGGACGGCACCGGCGGCTTCGTCGGCGAGACCGATGTCGCGCATCGCGTGACGATGATCCTCGGGCGCTTCAAGCCGGGCGGCAACATCAGTGCGAAGTCGGGCGCCGAGGTCGAGGCGGAGATTCGCCGCATGCTCGCTCCGCTCACACAAGGGCGCGAACCAGTCGCGAAGGTCGTGAGTGTCCAGTTCGTGGACAGCGGCGCATCAGCGGCTGGCTACGTCGTGACCTTCAAGGATCTCACTGACGGACAGGTCCGAACCCTACCGGTGCAACGTTGAGCAGCCCTACCGTCAAAGGCCAGTTCCTTCCAACCAAGGAGGAGTTGGTCAACATCTACAAGCGGTCGATTCAGGCCGGAGCCGCGCGCCGTGGTCTCACGGTCAACGTGCTTCCTGGCTCGGAATACGACGACCGCGCGCAAGCCTGCGCGACGATCGCGATGGCCGCGTTTGCCAACAGCAAGCTCAGCGTTGCCGCGCTCAACCCGCTCGACGCGACCGGCGACTACCTCAAGGAGCTCTGCGCGGTCTTCGGTGTGCCCGAGTACGGCCCGTCCAAGGCTATCGGCTCGGTCGCGGTGCAAGTCCTCGGTGGCGCGACGGTCACCATCCCGGCCGGGTTTCGAGGCACGACTGACGACGGCGAGAAGTACGAAGTTGTCGCGGTCGAGGCAGTCGCAAACGGTGGACTGATCGATGTCGTCGCGGTCAACGGTGGCGAGTCGACGAACCAGCCAAAGAACACCATCTTCACGTGGGACTCGCCGAGCATCGCGAAGCTCAAGCGCGAGGCGCACGTCGGCCCCGCTGGACTCACTGAGGGTCGAGACGGCGACACCGAGGAGCGACTTCGCGCGCGCCTGCTCGAGCGACTTGCTGCCCCTGGAGTTGGCGGCAACTGGTCGATGGTCAAGCAGCTTGCCGAGAAGAGCTCGACGGCCATCAGTGCAGCCTACGTCTACCCGGCAATCCAGGGCCCGGGCTCCTACGGCGTTGCGCTCGTGTCGACGGGGCCCGACCGCGAGGTGTCCGACGCCGTTGTGAACGCAGCGTCTCAGTCGATCGTGGCATCGTTGCCAGGTCACGCGAAGCTCAACATGACGACGGTCGCGGCGCAGTACGTCGACATCGTCATCAAGCTTCGACTCCCGCTCCCGGTCCAGGCCGGTGGCAAGGGAGGCGGCTGGCGCGATGGGGCACCTTGGCCGAACGCGACGAGCGGCAGCGTCAAGATCACGTCGTTCAACTCAACGACTGGCGAGATCACGACGGATGCGACCGCGCTCAATGGGCTCACGGTTGGGATGCATCTCGCGATCTGGGACTACGCCAACGCGGGCAACGACGAGAGCGCAGGCGAAGCCTCTCCGGTGTTCGAGTTTACGGTGGCAACGGCCGCGGTGTCTGGCGGGTTCGTCAAGATCACTGCGGTGAGTGGCTTCTCGAAGGACTACTCCAACGCGTATCTGAGCGCAGGCGCCGAGCGGATGAAGAGCTACATGCTCGCGTTCTACGATCAGATGGTCGCGCTCGGTCCTGGCGAGAAGACCTCGAATATCTGGATCCTGCCGCGCGGCTACCGCAAGCCGACTGCAGACGTCAGCGGGCCGAGCGACCTTACGAGCCAGTTGCTGCTCGCGATTCCCGACGCGTACCCCGAGATCACAAACATCGATTGGGTCGCGCGCTACTCGACGGGCACGACCACACCAAAGACGGCGCCCAGCATCCCGACGGCCATCACGGACCCGCCGAAGATTCTCGCGCTTCGCCACCTAGCGTTCATTCACGGAGCGTGACGCATGCTTGAGGCAGACATCACTACCTACGGCGGCGCCAAAGAGAACGCTGTGGCCGTCGAAGACCCTCTGTCCGAGGCGGACGCCAGCGACTGGAACAAGCTGCTGAACGACGTCGCGCAGATGACGATGACGTCGTGGCGCGCCATCCTGCTCTTTCCGACTGTCGCAGCAGGCAACTCTACGCCGGCAAGCACCAAGACGTTCTGGGGCGGTGAAGCGTCGGTCTTCCCGACAACCGTGACGCGCAACTCGGCGGGGAACTACACCATCACGTACCCGTCGACGTTCCAAGACCTGAACAGCAACGCCGAGGTGTTGAGCTTCTACGACGCCGTGGGAGTCGTGCGGTCAACGACGGTGATTGGTCACGTGCAGTGCACGGCATCGGGCGCGGTCGTGAACGTGCAGATCTGGAACTCCTCGTTCGCGGCGAGTGACCTGACAGTGGGCACGGTCATCAGCGTCTACATCCGCTGAGGCACCATGGCAGGATTCGGCCGCTTCAACCCGTTCCCGCTGAGGTTCGGCGGTGGGAAGCGTCCCATTGAGCTCGCCCACAACGCGCTCATCGCGGCGTACAGCCAGAACCTAGACGCGGACGATAGCACCATCGTGGGCCTTGAGGCTTACGCAGAGGCGCGCGTCGTCAGCCAGGTGTGGACGGCGTCCAATCGGCTCGGCCACCAGTTGGTGCCGAAGAAGATGATCGAGAACCTCCCAATCTGGGAGAAGGCAACCGGTCTGCAGCCGGACGCAACGGACAGCGAAGTCGAACGCCGCGCCGAGCTCGCGGGCAAGATGCGCGGGCTCTTCAACAACGCTGAGCCCGACATTCGCGACGCATGCCAAGAGGTGCTCGGCGACTGCTTCGTCGATGTCCACTACACCGCAACAGCGGACGAGATCACGTATTGGCCCGGGCTAAATCCGGGCGCGCCGCTCACTCCGTGGACGAGCAACGTCTGCATGGTCTGGGTCGAGGTGGCGAAGAACCACCTGAGCCAAGAGGCGTTCGACCGCAAGATCGGTCGACTCGGCCGGATGCTCGACGACATGCTCCCGGTGTGGATGGGCTTCAACTTCTACACGACTGACACCAATGGCACGGACGAGGGCTTCATCCTCGACGTGTCGCTCCTCGACGAGGCAGGGCTATGACCATCAGTGATCCGAAGTCGGGCGGCTGGTCGCTGCGCGAGCGGCTGCTCTACACGTCGATGAACCTCATCCGGACGGGCCTGCTGTCCGCGATCGATGGGGTCGGCGGTGGGACTTACAGCCCATCGGCGGTCATCGAGATTGCGGGCAGCAACGGCCTCAAGATCAACGGCACTGGCTCAGGCGCGCGCCTGCGCTATGGGTCGCGCACCATCGCCCGCATCATGCCCGACTCGGCCTTCCGCGTCTCGACTGGATGGGCCTTCGATTTCGATCCCGCGTTTCACTATTGGTCGACATCAACCGGCGCGACCGTCATCGAGTGCGCGCTGCAAGGGATGCCCAACGGCTCGACGCTCGACAGCATCACCGTCACCTATCAGGGAGTGACGGGCGGCACCGTTCCGGCCACGGCACCGTGGATCCGAGCCTACAAGCACGATGTCTCCACGAACACGCCGACCGCGCTGTTCGCGCAGGTCGACGATCCAACCGTCGCAGTGAGCAACGCTGCATATACCGCGATCCACAACATCACCAAGTCGTCGATCGCCCACACGGTGGACCGCAAGAACAACCGTTACTTGCTGCGCATTGTCTCTGGCACCGGTGGCGGGTTTTCGAGCGATCGCCTCATCGGCGTCTCCGTGAGCTGCACCGTGACTGACCAGACGGAGTGGGAGCCGTGACCGTTACGTGCGACCCGACCTATCCCGTCGTCGGCGATGAGGTCACGATTGCGCAGACCATCACGGTCGCTGCGACGACAGTCACGGTCGAGACGCCCGTCGTGACTGTCGTGTCGGTCCCCAGTGGATCGGCCATCGACACGGGACCGCTTCTCGATGACAACGGCGACGCGACGCTGACGTTCACGCCCGACGTCGTTGGCGAATACGAACTGCTCGTCTACCCATCAACAGAGTACGCCGCGCCGAGTGGCTACGACGGTGACCCAGGTGGCTCGACCTACGCCGTCACTGGCACCGCTGAGTCGTTCTCGGTCTACGCCGGCGCGTCGATGGACATGCCGATCCGCACGCTGATCGGCCACGACATCACGCTCCGAATCAAGTCGCACAACGGGGTTGTGACCTCGGCTGAGTTGGTCAACCCGACGAGCGAGGTGGCCTCCGCAGCGGCGCTCGACACGACGGTACTCGCCAAGCTCGCCGCGCTCGAGACGGTGGCTGTGTCGTCAATCGGACCTGACCTTGCGGCGAAGATCGATGAGCTCGCCACCAAGTACAACACGCACCGCGAGGACCTCGCCTACCACGCGGCGAGCGACACGTTCAACGTCTTCGACTGGTCGCGCCCGTACTCGCAGGACGAAGCCGTCAACCGGCTGAACCTCCTTCGTCCAGTGCTGCTGAGCCATCTGCGCAACGCGAACACGTCGGCCACCGCGTGGCACACTGAAGACGACACGAAGAATACGCTGATCGTGGGCATCGCGCAGAACCTCGGCGCAGCCATCGTGCTCTACAGCGACTGTTACCGCGTATATGAAGCCCACCGCGTTCAGATCGCGTCTCCTGCGGTGCACGGGTCGGCCGACAATACCAACACGCTCGCCTCGGCGTCCGTGCTGGTTGACCTGATCAAGACGTACCTCGCCTATGTCGCCGCGGCGTCGCCGACGTTGCCGGACAACTACGAGACAGGGCTCCTCCGGCTGAGGAGTCTCTACGGGTTCACCGCAACCACGTAAGGACAACATGGCAAGCGCCGCCTTTCACTTCGACGCCCAGTCGTCGCTGGCCAAGGTGTCTGTTGCGTCCGGCGGGACGACAACGGCCACGCTCGACAGCACGACTGGCGTTTACTCTTGCGAGTGGTCGATCGTCTCGACCGACGACTCCACCAGCGTCGGGAACTGGTCGCTCTCATCGACGACCGGGAGTAGCACTGTCGTCACTGTGCCGGCCGGGCGAGGCATGTCCGCGCTGCTGCAATGCAAGGTCAATGGCGGCTCCGTTGTCGACCAGCGCACCGGGCAGTTGGTGACGGGCGACTACATCAAGACGGCGAAGATCTACGTTGCGCCCGAGGTCGTTGCTCTCGGCGAGACGAACGAAAGCGACTCGACCGACTACTGGGTCGGGTTGCCGAACGGCGTCATCCGATCGGTGTCGACGAGTGGCACGCTCTACTCGACGAGCGACGTCTTCACGCTCACCGGTCCAGGCACGACCATTGGCGTGACGACCAGTGCTGAGGCGCTCACGGTGCAGCCTGGTCAGTCGGGCTCAGGTGCAGGCAAGTCGATGACGTGGGGTGGTGGCGCGGGCCAAACGCCTGGTACGCACGCGGCGGGCGACTCGAAGTGCGAGCTCGGACAGACAGTGTCTGGTGTCACGGCGGAGATGCAGTGGCTGAGCAATGGCACCCGAATCGGCGGGGTGAAGGTCGACGCGGGCGGACGGCTCTACATGAGCAACGCCTCGAGCATATCGAACGGCGGACTGTTCGTTGAGGCCACGAACGGTTACCTCGCGCTCAAAGGTTCCAGCCTTGTCAGCGTGGAGTCCGTTGCTGATTGGTACTGCTACGTGGGCACCGGCAGCTCTCGGTACACGCAGTTTCAGACCGCGAGTGCTGCCAGCTCAGTGCGTGAGAACCATGCAACGTCGACGACCACCAACGCGACGCCCGCGAACGTCGGATCGATGCCGATCACGAACGACCGCGTCCAGCACCTCCGCGCGATCGTCACTGCCTACCGGGACAACACCACGTCGTGCAGCTACGAGATCATCGCGACGTACCGAGCAGCATCGGGAACCGTGACGAAGATCGGGGCCACGACTGCGGTCCATACGGCCGAGGATGCTGCCCTGGCCGGGTGCGCTGTTGACTTCGCAATTTCTGGGACGAACGTCGCGGTCCAGTGCACAGGAGTCGCTGCGACCACGCTGCGATGGGAGGTCTACATGACTTCCTACTTTGGGAGGGGTTGAGCCATGACCATAGGGTTCCCCAACATCGCCGACGCGCTGTCGCTTCAGTCGCTATTCATGGCGCAGTCTCCGACGGCGCTGTCAGTTCAGCCTGGGCCATCGACCTCTGTCCGCTACTGCATGGTCGACGGATACGGCCTTTACCGCTGGTATCTCAACGACACGACTACGGCGAATGGGACGACTGTTGTCGCGGCATCGGGCGGGAGTGTCGGCCGCTGGAAGCTCGTCGCCTCGCTTCCGTCGGCGGTCGAAGGACTCACTGCGGACATCGCTGTAACGAGCAACGTCGCGTCGCTTTCTGGCAGCATCACGCATGACGGGATCACGCCGCCAAATGGCGCGGACGCGTTGCTGACTGCGCAGAGTACAACCACCGAGAATGGTCTGTGGACCATCAATACCTCGGGAGCGTGGACGCGGTCCACGAAGTGGGACTCCGCGACCGACACGCGTCTCGCCAGCATCGTGCGCATCATCCGAGGCACGACGAACGGAGGTTCGACCTGGCTACTCACGTCACCGGTCACGGGCACCATCACGCCAGGGTCCACCGCACAGACGTGGACCAAGATCGCGAACGAGGTTGCCGACAAGGCGAAGCTCGACAACGCGACGTGGCTACCGACCGCGAGCACGCTTGCGTATCGAGATGGCAGCGGAGTGCTCTACCAGGACAGCATTCTCGGCGTGGACCGAACGAGCGCAGGCGCGTCGGGCACCAACCTCGTCTTCCGACCGTCGCAAGTCCACTCGTCCGACCTTGGAGACTGGAACAATGGTCACTTTGTTTGGCACCACGGTCTGTGCGCGCTGAACAACTCGCAGCAAGCGTCTAAGGACGTCCACACGTACGGCGACTCTCGAGCCGGCTACGCTGAAGGTGTCTGGTTCCTCATGGACAACGGTCCAGTCGGTCAGGCCGGTTGGGACACCGGAGTGAACGGAGAGCGCACGCCGCGGTCATATCAGTTCGGGACCTTGACCAACCCCACGACCGGCAAGGGCACCAAGCTCGCTCTGTTCTCGCAGGGAGCCGAGCTGTCGCTCGAGGGATACGACCAGGTGTCGACATCGGTCCAGGCGTATAATGGCAAGCTCGTCGACAGCTGGGCCACGCACGCGGCGACCAACTCCACGTCCGCAGATGGCAGCGGCGGGAGCATCGAGCACATCAATCGTCAGGTCACCACGACCGACAAGACCACGCTCACGACGCTGTGGACAGCAGTGTCGGGAGAGATGACGACCAACCAGCTTGGACACTGCGAGGCCATCGTTGAGGCATGGGTCGGGGGCGACCTCTATCAGACTTACCGATTCGTGTTCCTTTGGCGCGGCGGCGTAGGGCTCTGGTATCCAATCCAGGGCATCGTCGACTTGGTAAACTACCCGCTGGTGCAGGACTTTCAGTTGTCATCGGGCCTGGGTCACTTCTACGCATCTCGCGCCGGTGACGGATCTGCCCAAGGCATCGTCACTGTGTCGGACTCGGGCGGGCTGCCTTACATCAAAGTTAACGGGTGGTCAGCGAAGACGGTGAAGTGGTTCCTCTTTCTGACGGTCCACAAGACCACGACGACGTAACCGGTCCGACTGGACCCATCGGAGACTCAATGGCACCCCCGAATCAGCGCCCCGTGCCGCGGCCCGCGCCATCTGCCGGGCTGCACCTCGCAGTCAACCCAAACTCGCTCGAGGAGGACGGTACTAACCAGCCAGAGCGCGACCCGAACGACAGCGGACCGGAGCCGACCAACCGAGACTTGGTCCAGTCAGCTCTGACAATGATTCGCGTCGTCACCGAGCGAGTGGAGACTGTCGAGCAAACGGTCAAGGACCACGCCGAGGAGGACAAGGCGCATCATCAGGCGACGCGCGATGAGTTGCGCGACATGAAGAGCGTGCTGAGCAACATTCGCGACGAATTGCGAGACGCGCGGGTGAAGGCCGAGATGGCCAAGACCACTGCGGACCGTATCGAGACGGCGCACGACGCAGACATCGCGGCTCGGACTGCCAAGGCCGAGAAGGCGACCGAGGTGCTGATTCAGACTGGCGTGTCGGTGGCCAAGGACGCCATCGCAGCTCGAGGTGACAAACGGAAGAT